TCACCGCATTTGCGGAGATTATAGAAGATAATATGGACAAGTTTTTAAAGGAAGTAGAATGACCCCCTATCAAACATGGATTGCTAAGAGCCGTTATGCTCGGTATTTAGACGACAAAGGACGACGAGAGCATTGGCCTGAGACAGTGGCTCGTTATTTTGATTTTATGTCTAAGCATTTGAAAGACAACCACAGCTATGTGCTAGAAGATGCGTTGCGAGCCGAGCTGGAAGGAGCCGTTGTTGGTCTTAGTGTTATGCCCTCAATGCGTACATTAATGACAGCAGGAGAGGCTCTGGAGCGTCAGAACATTGCAGGTTACAATTGTGCGTATATGCCAATTGACGATGTAAAGAGCTTTGATGAGGCAATGTACATTCTGCTGTGTGGGACAGGTGTAGGCTATAGCGTGGAGAATAAATATGTTAGTAAACTTCCGGAAATCCCTGAGCAACTATTTAACAGCAACACTTGTATTGTTGTATCCGATAGTAAAGAAGGTTGGGCTAAAGCGTTGCGCCAACTACTTGCATTGCTGTATAGTGGAGAGATTGCGAAGTGGGATGTATCAAAAGTACGACCTGCGGGGGCACGACTCAAGACTTTTGGTGGACGTGCATCTGGGCCAGAACCGCTTGTGGAGCTATTTAAATACTGTATCTCTAAATTCAAAGGAGCAGCAGGGCGCAAGCTCACCAGCTTGGAAGCCCACGACATTCTTTGTAAGGTCGGAGAGGTGGTTGTTGTTGGTGGTGTACGTCGAAGTGCTATGATTTCTTTGTCTGACCTGTCCGACCACAAGATGGCGACAGCGAAGGCAGGTAATTGGTGGGACACTAACGGACAACGTGCTCTTGCAAACAACTCAGCAACCTATGTCTCTAAACCAGACGTGGGCGAGTTTATGCGTGAATGGGCAAGTATTTATGAAAGCCATTCAGGGGAGCGTGGAATCTTTAATCGAGAGGCTTCCGAGAAGCAGGTAGCAAAGAACGGAAGACGTGAGACAGGTCATGAATGGGGGACAAACCCTTGCTCAGAAATCATCCTCCGTCCCAATCAGTTCTGTAACCTAAGCTCTGTTGTGGTGCGTAGCGACGACACACAAGACAGCCTTTTGAAGAAAGTGCGACTAGCAACTATTCTGGGTACTTTCCAAAGCACCTTGACAAACTTTCCGTATTTGCGGAAGACATGGAAGAACAACACGGAAGACGAACGCCTCTTGGGGGTATCGATGACAGGCATTTTAGATAACGCCTTGTTGAACAACCCTGATGATGTTGGTCTCCCTGCCTTGTTAGAAGGAATGAAATATGAAGCTGTGGAAACAAACAAGAAATATGCTGCTCTATTGGGAATCAATGCTTCTGCTGCAATTACTGCTATTAAGCCGGAAGGAACGGTTAGTCAGCTAACGGGTACGTCTAGTGGCTTGCATCCGCAGCATAGCTCGTTCTATGTGCGCCGTGTGCGTAGCGACAATAAAGACCCCCTGACAACCTTCTTGAAGGAACAGGGATTTAGCTGTGAGCCATGTGTCTTGAAGCCTGATAGCACCAGCGTGTTCAGTTTCCCTGTGTCTGTAGCTGATGGGGCTGTGCTACGTGAAGACCTAAGCGCAATTCAGCATTTGAAGCTGTGGCTTGTGTATCAGAGGCACTATTGTGAGCATAAGCCTTCTGTTACAATATCTGTAAAAGAAGCTGAATGGCCTGAAGTTGGAGCATGGGTGTGGAAGCATTTTAATGAGATTACTGGTGTGTCTTTCCTTCCTATGGATGGTGGAACATACAAGCAAGCTCCTTATACGGAATGCACAGAGGAGGAATATTTAGCTTTGTTGGCAAGTAATCCAAAGAACATAGAATGGGAGAGCTTTATGGAAAATACGGACAATGTTGAAGGAGTACAAACCTTGGCGTGTGTCGCTGGTGTGTGTGAAATATGATACCAAAAACGTTTAATCTCGTAGGCGGTAAGTGGACAGTAAAGATGGTGAAGGACATGACCGACTTAGGTCGCTGTGACCCCGCTGTCTTTACTATTTACATTAAGGAGGGTTTAAACCCCCTGTATGCCGAGCAGGTGTTTTATCATGAGCTAACCCATGCCGTGTTGTTCTCAATGGGGCGTAACGACCATGATGAGGTGTTTGTTGACAGCTTTGGTGCTTTGTTGCATCAATTTACAAGGAGCCAACGGTGATAGTTTATTACGACAAACTACCTCGACAATGGGTAGGCAGCTTTGGGTGCTATTACATGGCAAGAGCTGTCGAAAGCACAGGTAAACTAGAAGTGTTTAAGTTTGTTGTGTCTCAAGGCAGTCTGCCTAAGTTTATACGAGCAGCAGAACAGGCTTTAAAAGAGGCTTGCACTGAAATAGTATTTCATAGGGACACAGGGCAGCCTTGGACGAAGGCATACAAAGGAGAAACTTATGCAAATTGATATTGATTGGATATCTGGCTTGGTGTTTGGCATCGAGAGTGGTGTTGCCTATGAGATGGACGATGATGGCAACATCCCAAACGAAGGAGCTGCTTGTGCCACCATCACTATTTCATTAGGTGTGTTTCGCATTGAAATATACCTAGACGGAGATGATGGAGGTATTCCGTTGAAAGAGAAACAGGCATAACATTTGCTATTCGCAAACAGCAAAAAGCCGCTAGAGGGTAGTTCCCTTTAGCGGCTTTGTTGTTTCTTAGGAGGCTCATGCGTCTGCTAGGACGCTACCCCCTTGGTCTTCTCAAATGTCCGTAGACCACCCATCCCTAGCATTCCCATCATTAGTTGCCATAAGTTGTCATCCAGACCGGGGAAGGACAGAGCAGGAAAGAAGGCTACAACTAGAGGACGCACCAAATATTGATACATCAGAGCTAGTCCACACACCCACCCAATGAACGGTCTCCAACCAGCTACAAATATGCTGCTGCTAGCTGCTTCCGTCTTGTTTATCTCTGTTTGAGCCATCATTGCTGCTAGCTCCCCGTTCTGCTGTAGCTTCATCAGCTCTAGCTTTGCTTCTGCTGCTTTAGAGGGGTCTGGGAACACCTTATCAAACACCTTAGAGGCAAGCCCTAGAATAATATCAACTCCCATTATATGTGTCCTTTGTAAAAGAAGTTGCAGAAGGTTTGTGTCTTACGACCAACAAAGCCAGCCCACCCGTCTTGTTTAATGAGCCTCAAGCAGCGAGTGCTGAAGGTGTGTTCCCCCTTTCGAGGGAAGTCCCATGTGAGCAGGGCTAGTTCCGTGTAATTGGCTATAACATCAACCGCCCACGCCACTATGGTAATTGGCAGCAGCAAGTACCACAGCCCTCCTCTAGTGCCTTGGATGGCTATAGGGTATAACAAGGCTAATAACAAGCTCATGGATATACCTTTCTGTCCAATTCCCAATGTGGCCCGTCCTTGAAGCCTTTAAAAGAGCCTCCCCATATTAAAGGAATCTTTAATACCTCAGCCACCCCAAGAATGTGCTCTGCAAGCTCCTCATATTTATGAAACTCCCATGAAGCCTTCCCATCAATGAGCACACAGACATCCACAGCCTTCCCTGTTAAATGTCTGCTGTTCATGGTCTTGCTCTTTCCAGCTGCTACAAGCTCTTTCTGGCGTTCTAGCGTTCGTAGACCATCCGTGATGCTGAAGTCGTAAGGAGGGGCTTCTATGGCCTTGTGCATCACCTTCTGTAGGTCTTCATGCACACAGGCTAAGAAAGCCTCGCTTTTAGTACCAAAGTTCATCGTAAGCCTCCGGGAGCAGTCATAAGACCACCCGCACCAGCAATGTAGTTCATTAAGTCAGTGTTAATCTTAGGGCTATAACGAGTACCTGAAGCAATTTCCTTAGAGAGGTTTGTCACCTCACTTCTCTTAGCTATATTCCTTGCTCCTCCTGCACCATAAGCTGCTGCCTGTAGACCAGCAGCCAGCATAGGACTTCCTACAAAAGCTGTTGTTGCTGTAGCTCCACCCCCAATGAACATACTCTTTCCAATCTGTAGATTAGACAACATACTTGCAATTTTGTCTGTAGTAGAAGACTTCTGAGCAGCTTTAATCATCTCTTGTTCTGGTTTAGAGAACAGGTTAAACTCCTTTGAATTGATTAAAGAAGTTAGCTTTGTCTGAATTTCCCTAGCTTCGCTTCGTCCGGGCTGACCTGCTGTAGTCTCTGCCTTTGTAAGAATGTTCTCAAAGATGTCAGCTTTACGAGATTGCTTCCATGCTTGTCGTGCTTCAGTGGTTAGCTTCATAGCTTGACCTGCATCAGCAGCTCCTTTAACAAAATCAGTAGGTTTTAAGTTGGCAACTGTATCGTCAATCTTTTCTACAACCTGTCCTGCTAGTCGTTTAAGCGTGTCGCTGGAGTTCTTATCCCTAGCAACACCAGCAGCCACACTACGCATTTTCTCAGCTACCTGCCATGTGACAGGCTGGTTTGTAGCCATTGTCTCTAGCTTACCAATGAGAGCCATTGCTTCTTTATCGTCTGCTGCTGCGCTAGTGGGAGTTACCCCTTCTTTAGCAAGAGCAGCCCGTAAGTCTGCAAGACCCCCTGTAATAGCTGTGGGTTGAAGGGTGACACCAAGGCTGTTAGCTTGGTCATAAATGGCTCCTGCTTTATCTCGTACAGCTTGTGGCGTAGGGAGGTCTTTAGCAGCTCGTGTCCTAAAGACACTTTCAGCAACCTTCCCGCCAATGTTAAATACTGCGCCTGTTGCAAGGCCTGTAGCAGCTCCGAAAGCCGCTGCTGTTCCTTGGTTCTGGTCTGCACTACCTGCACCGTACAAAGCTCCTTGGATGGTCGGATTAACCACTTCAGGAGTTACTCTGAGAGTAGGTGCTACTCTTGTCGATACGGCAGCTATTGGTCGAGCTAGAGGGTTTGCAAAAGCTCCTCCAATTTGTCCGACAAGCCTTCCACTTCCTGCTTCTGCGTCACGTTGTTGTTGAGCTGCTAGGGCTTCTTCGTATGTCCCTTTTCCTTGCATCTCATCCACTTTAGCAGCCATTTTATTAGCAGTGCCAAAGGTCATTGTGTCTGCTGCTCCTCGGATTACATCCTCAACAAAACTACCTGCCTTCTTTAAGGTTCGTGTATTGGCTTGAGCTAGTTCTTCTGTTTGAGAGCCGGGGATAGGTGTAGAAAGGTCTTCTCCTAAACTTGTTCGTATTTTAGTAAGAGCCTCGTCGTTGGACAACCCATTAGGTAGGTCATAAACCTTCCCGTTATATTCATAAACCGCCATATATTTCCTTAGTTAAGTTTAATAGGATTGGCTGCTGTCCCTGCTGTTGGGTCATCCTTATAATAAACATCTACTCCTTGAGACTTCCTACGGCTATCAATACGCCCTTTGAGCTTGTTCTGAGCTGTGACAATAGCACCGTTGTATTTTACTAGGGCTTCTTGTGTTGCCTTGGTGTCGTTCCGTCCATAAGCTGCAATAAGAGCCTTGGCAAAACGCAACACGTCAGCATCAGTTTGAACACCTTTTTCAGCACTAACTTGTAAGTTAACAGCACTATCAACCGAACTCTTTAAGTTGGCATAAGCACGGCTTTGTGGTGTAGAATTCCCAGACAAGTTATCAGCCTCATATTTCATGTTACGAATAGGGCCAAGGACAAGAGAAGACTGTCCTGTCTTAGGGTCTGGCGTTACAGAAGCAATGGCTGCTCTTAACACCTCTTGTTGAGCTGACAGGTTATCCACTTGAGCTAAGTCAGCATCTTCACCTTTCTGTAAAGAAGGAGCTAAAGGCTTGTTACCTGCTTCTGCTTTCTTAGTAGCAGCAGCTTCTCGTTTGTCTTCTGACCGCATTGCTGCAATTTCTTTAGCTGTGTCTGCTCTCATTTGAGCAATCTCTTTAGCAGTAGCTCCAGCCACTCTAGCAGCTTCAACCTTAGCTGCTCCAGCCTCTTTTGCAGCTTCAACCTTAGCTTCTGCTGTGTCTCGACGAGCCTGTGATGCTTGTAAGGCTGCAAACACCTTGTCAGGGCTTCCGTACTTCACCATAACAGCCATCACGTCTTGTTCTGTGGCGTTAGGAGGAAGGGCAGAAAGCTCTGTGCGTAGTTGTTCTTCTTGTTGAGAAGACAGCTCTACTTTCCTTGCTTCTGCTGTTGCTTTACGGGTAACTGCTTGAGACTGTGCTACCTCTTGAGCCTTGGCATACATCTGCTGTGCTTCTGTACCGTAGCCCAAAGCTGCTGCTTTGTCACCCATTGCTTTTAAGCCTTCAACCGAATTAAGGTCTCCCCCTTGGAGAATGCCTTGTAGGTCGCTGCTTTTCTTCATCTGAGGGTCTTGTGCCCCTAGCATACCACCAACAGCTCCTGCAAGCTGGTTTCCACCCTTGTAGAGCATCTGTGTGGCTCGTTGTTCAGGAGACAATTGAGCAAAGGCATTAGCCTTTGTTGTCAGCTCTTGGTCACGTTGCATAGCAAGCTCTTGAGGAGAGAAGCCAAATAGTCCTTTTACAATTTCAGTCATATTTATTCCTTAGTCCCAATAGTTTGTGCCCAATGCATAAGCACCGGGGTCAGCTTTGAAAGTACCTGTGGGTCTATTGAACATATTAGCAACACCTGATGTAAACTGAGAGTTACCTAAAGCACCACCAATGGCATCTGCCCAAGGGTTCTGCTTATTGGCTGCTCCCATAGTGTTTGCTGCTGCCATTCCTCCTTGATACAGGGTGTTACCTGCATTAGCTCCTGCTGTAGCAGAACGACCACCAAGCTCGCTACCAAGAGTTAAAGCCCCTTGTCCTGCTGTCTCTAAGCTCTGTCCTAACCCAAACGCTGTTTTATAAGGGTCATAGGCTTTAGAGGTGAGGCCAATGCCGCTTCCTAACAGCCCCACTCCATAGTCAGTTTGTGCTCTGCCTTCTGCTGTTGCATCTATAGCAAGCTGTCGGTCTCGTTGTGCGAGGGAGTTGTAATAGGCTTGCACTTCTGGGTTTGCTGCTCCGAGAGAACCTCCCTGAGCAATGGATAAACCTTCCCTGCCTGTATTAAACAGGTTTTGATTTAATTGAGCATAGGCTCGTTCTTGACCGGGTCGTAACAGCTCTTGTTGACTTTGCATCCAGCTCTGAGCTGCTTGCTCAGGCGATGTTGCTAGGTATCCCTTGCCAAGGTCAAACAGTCCCTGTCCTGCTACACGACCTTGTTCAACCATGTCCATGCCAGACCCACCAGCCCGTGCTAAGAAAGCATCTCGCTGTGCTGCTAGTTCTGGGCTGAGGGTGTAACCTGCTGAGGTTAAATTCCCTTGAGCATCTGTACCGAAGTTGCTCTTACCAAAGGCTGTTGTAACCCCTACAGGTCGAAACCGTTGTGCATCTGCTGCTATGCGAGCAGCCTCTGTTTGTGCAGCTGCTTGTGTTTGAGCTGCTTGCTTGTTGCTCTCTCCTTGCATATAACCGCCAAGAAGACTAGCACCTGCTCCTAAAAGTAATGGTAACATTTATATGTCCTTGCGCTTAAGTTTTAATAATGAAGAAGATGCCGAGAGAAGGCTGTAGGTTTGCATCTGTACCTGATGAGCCTACTGTCGAAATGCCCACAGAAACCACAGCGGATGCTGCCCCTGTAGCCACTGTGCTGCCCGGAGTGGCTACATAGGCTAGGTCTCCTCCACCTTGGTTAATATAGCGAGCACCTGTGTTAACGTAGGTGTGCGAATGGCCTGAATCAGAGGCTGTTGCCGTGTGGGTGTGAGACACAAGCACAGCATCTTTAGAACCTACCTGTGTGTTAGCAGCATATAAACTACCTGCACCAATGGGGCTTCGGTTGACAAAGTTTGGTACGTTGAAGGTTGTGCTTCCGTCACCAGCTCCATACACCGTACCAATGACAGCAAACAAAGCTGCATAGGTGATGCGGTTGGCTGTAGCTCCGTTACATAACAAGAAGCCTGTAGGGGCTGTTGCTGTGGGCCACATATTGATAGTGCCTGTTGGAGAGGTGTTAGCAACAACAAAGGCTGTGGTGGCTAGTTGTGTAGTGCTTGTTCCTACAACCGCTGTAGGAGCTGTTGGTGTTCCTGTGAAAGCAGGAGACAACAGGTCTGCCTTGGTAGCTGAGGAGGCGGCTAAGTTATTAAACTCAGTGTCAAGCTCTGCTCCCTTTACAATTTTAAGAGCATTACCACTAGGGAGCGTGTCCTTAGAGGTAAAGGCTGTACTTTTTACATAATTTGTCATTTGTTTCCTTAAACAATTTTGCCGTTCTTGGCCTGTATCTCTAATTTCTGTATGCTCAAAGGGAAGCCCTGAATGTCGCTTTCATACCCTGTCTGAACAATCTTGCCGCTGCTAGTGGGGTAAGCCACTAAAGTTTGTAGAGCAACACCATCTGAGTATTTAGCTATACCATATTCAGACACCCCGTAGAAACTTTCTCCTTGAGCAGGAATCTGTACGTTCTGAGCCTGATAGTTGCTGCTGAAGTCGTAGCCCCATTTGATAGTGACATATTGACCACTCCCTCCAATAACCACAATGCTTAGTTTCTTTAGCACTGTTGTTATGCTTGGTTGTCCTAAGTCAGCATGGTTGGTGAAGTATTGAAACCGATACTTAGCTGTGTCATCAAAATAGCCTGTATATTTCCCGACATATCCAGCTTTACCAATTAGAAGACTACCATCCCGTAAGGAGCAGAAGCAGGTTGGTGTAATGCTGTCCCATGTGGTGATACGAGCACTTCCGTCCTGTAAGGGCTGTTTGGTGTCGAAGCAATAGACCTGATTGGTGATAGGCACTGTCAACAGGTAGAAGGCTTCTAACGGGTTGTACACGCTCTTTACGAGGCTTAGGTCTGTACCGTCTAAGGTACGCATCAAGTCGTCACGGACATTCTTGCTGAGGTCTCTAAATGGAGCACTCTTTTCCTGTATGGTTCGAAGCACTGAACGTACCCCTGTCTTAGACAAGAAGATGACATCGCTGCCTGTGTTCTGTACACTGTCCCTAGCAATGCAGCCAATGCCTGTAATTGTGTCTGAGAGACGGAATGTAGGAGAGGGGTCAGCTATTGACGAAGCTCCTGAATACACCAATATGTTTTGAGTACCGAAGATGAACAAGAAGTCGTTATGAGCTGCTAGAGCTGTAATGGTGTCGTTACCATTAGGCCAAACCGTATCAACATTCAATGTTCCTGCGCTTCCTGTGTTGTAGTGCTCAGGGTGGCGAATGTCGCTATATTGGATGAGACCTTTCTCAGTGGTTGTGTCAACATTCCATATACGCCCCCAAGCACTCATGCTGAAGTTGGCTTGTTGCACTGTGCCGTTGTAGCCAGCTAGTTCACTAACACGTTTGTAGGTAGAAGCTGAGACAATGGAATCAAACACAATGGGGTCATGTCCTCGTTGGAAAGCAAAAGCTGCTCCCCCCATGTTAGAAACGCTCCAATTGTCTCCTGTTATTGTCGGAGCTGTGCCGCCGCCGCCGTAGGTGAGTTCTACTAGAGCACCACCTGTTAGCTTAAACACCTTGTTGTTTCCAAACACCAATGTAAACACATTACCTGCATCATCTACGTGTTCAGAAATGGTGCGTATAGCAGCAGAGCCTAGAGGCCCCGAAGCTGTGTTCTGTGGAAGCCAGCCCTTACGTGCGCCTATACGACCAAACTTGTCAATGACAGCGTTATTAGCTACCAGAGACCATCCCTGCTCTAGGTCTAAAGAGCTGTCTTGTGTGTTTAGACCAAAGAAGCCGGGAGCTGTTACAGAGAAGGTTTGTATGTTTTGTGTCACTATGTCCAGCTCCAGCTATCAAGCTCAGGGTAACGGCTTTGCTCAATGGCAATGTAGTCTGACAATACGCTCTTGTACATTGAATAAGCCTCGCTGCTTGCCAAGCCTCCGTCTTCACCTCGTTCAACCAAGCCACGAGCTAAGGCTAACAAAACAACAGGCTCTTTAGGAACCTTCATGGTGTTGCTGTCTGTCTTTAGTTCATCTTGTGGTTGATAGATGTTAAAGAAGATTTGGTATTCACCATCTGGAACAGGAAACAAGTCAAACTGAGTATCTCCGTTGCTGTTAATGCCATTAAAGTTATAATACAGAGGTTGTCCCTTTTGAGGGGTTTCCCCGCCCAAGAGGTATTGAGTCATCTCTGAGGTGCTTTTACTCTGTAAGTAATATTTACCTGTGTTGTTGTAAATCTCAATGAGCTTAAACCGAGCACCTGAACCCACCATAACACTATTAAAAATACCATCAACCGTATAAGCTGTAAGGGTTGTAGTGAGAGCATTCCAATCATAGCTGTCTTCCACTTGTCGTTTAGCGTCATTGACAAACTTCCCGACAAGACGTGACAAGACGTGCTCATTCACCGTGGTCACTTCTGGCTCACGGAGACGAATAAGCACCTCATTTACTAGGTCTAAATATGAGGGGAGAGCCATTAGTAACCTTTCTTCGGCGTAGGCATGGGAGCTGGTTTCTTACGTTTCTTGTTGGTAGCGGTACGTTGACCGCGAATAGGCATTGCTTTCATATTGTTTCCTTTAAGAAGATGTGTCCGCAGGTAGTGGTGTGTTGCCCTCAGCAAGCCAAGCTAGGTATTCTTCAGCCGTAACAAGGCAAGATTCTTGTTTGCCATCGGGCCATTTGCGCCATACGACTTGCGCCGTTTGAGCTGGGAGCGTTGGCATTAGCTTCCAAGTTGGTTCGTTCATAGTTCACACCCTGTAAATAAAACATCATTGCTGGCGGTTACATAACTTCCATTTCCAGCTATCAAACCAGCAGCAACACTTGGGTTTACAAATACGGAAGATAAACCCGCAGAAACAAAACCTATTGATGTCATAGTAAGTCCTGTACCAGTGGCGTTATAAACAAATCCTGATACGGTGGTTGATAAGCCAGTTGGGGCAACTCTTGGAGTTACAGCAAAAGGAAAAACACAGTACGTTGTTGTTGCATTAATTGCATAACCAGAAATGCTTGAACCAGCTTCTAAAATAGGCAGATACCGCTGACACAAAGCCAACTCCGTCCCATAAGGCCTATGGTCGTACGATGCGGCTGTACTTCCTTTTTCTAACTGAACGCTCCCGCAAGTGCCTGTGCTAAATTCAACATTCAAGTTTGTACCTGCTACCCATCCTGCTATTGTCACAGTGCCAGAAGCCCCGTAAGTGCCTCCATTAAGTCTACCCTGTGCTGTTCCTGTCCATGACAGCACATAAGTGCCTCCTTCGGGCAGGTTGCAGCCTTCAATGACTTGCACAACCGTACCAGCAGTAATGGTGATGATTGTGTTAACTCCTAAAGCCCCTTGGGTGAATGTGTAAGTGGCTCCACCTGCTCCTGCCTTCCAGCGGTCGTGCCCATACGAGCCAGCAGATAAAGCTGTACCGGAGACATATCCCCGTTGGTTGATAATGAAACCCCCGTCAATAATCTTGTTCTTCATTCCTAAATTAGCAGAAGAAGACACATAGGCTGTGCTGTCTGTAGCCGCTGCTGTGCCTAATGTAGGGGTTCCTGTCACGCTTGAATAAGGAACAGCAGCATAAGAAATGGCTGTACCATCAGTGGTGAGAAACTTCCCTGCATTCCCTGCTTGAGAAGGAACTGTTCCTGTTAAAGCAGAAGCCACAGCCGCAGAAGCAGCAGCGGCTGAAGCAGAGGCACTGGCATTCCCTGCCTGTGTTGTTGCAATTCCTGCCTGTGTCGTAGCTGCGCTTTGAGCAGCCTGAGCAGCTATAGCAGCATCTGTAGCGGTTGTAGACAACGTAGTAAGAGCATTAAGCTCAATATCAGAGGTAGCGTCTCCACCTCCTCCTACTCCATGATATATAGTCATTTACGCTTCCTTAACTTGTTTCTTGGGCTTGGCTTCTACAGGAGCTTCAGGCAGAGCTTCTGTAACAGCAGAGTATTCAGGGTGCTTAAGCATCTCTTTGATGTCGTGTTCTACCAAAAACTCGTATACCTGTCCTGTGTGTTTACATTTAAATTTCATTGGTTTCTCCTTTATGGAAAGCTCTACATAAAGCCCTCTAAAAAGGAGAGAGTCCTTTTGAGACTCTCCCTCTTTCGTTCTATCAGGCTGGTACAGCCAAGGCTACGAGGCTGAAGTCACGCAACTCTTTAGTACCGTACAAGGTATCAGCCGTGTACAGAGTAGCAAGATATTCCTGCTTGTATTGAGTTTGTGAACGAACACCCATTTGCTCGACCAACACACCAGCGTCCTTATGACCCATCAATGCAATACGGCAAGCAGTGCTGCCAGAGGTGGTCTCTGCATTCGAGGTAACGAACACAGGGATACCATAGACATTACCGATTTCACCGTTGCGGATGGTGTTACCAGAGCCTTGTTCACCAACATAGGCTTGCTCAGTGAAGCGATTAATACCCATCATGGTGTTACGGGTGGAAGGAGGAATGATGAGGAAACGAGAGTCCATAGGGACATCGTTGTCATCCAAACGCTGAATGCTACGACGAATAGCAGAATCAGTGAGAGCACCTAAACCAGTGTTTGCACCAGCAACATAGGCGGTAGTACCGTCTGCGCCAGAGAAAGCACCTGAATAGGCGAGAGTACCGCCACCGCCGTTAGCGTCACGACCCAAGGCCAACACATCTGTGTCCACCTGACGGGCCAATGCGTAACCAGCATCGGAAGTGTAGAACTGACGCAAAGAGTTCAAGGCTTGTACTTCTACAATGTCCTCAATGAGGCGAGAATATTCGTAATGCTTGTTGATAAGCACCTGAACATTGCCCTCTGTTGCGGCAATAAGGTTTACTTGTGTAGAAGCTGCCTTCAAAGAAGCAGAGCCACGAGTAGGAGCAGGGATATTGATGGTATCGCCTTTCTTACCCTTGAAGCTCATTTTCTTAATGAGGTTTGCTGCTACCAAGTTCTTTTGGTAAGAGGCTACAATTTCATCCGACCAAATTGCTGGTACGAATGTTTGTGCCGTGGTTTTTGTTACGTGTGCGGTTCCGAGACCCATATTAAAATTTCCTTAATGTTGATTTGTATCTGCCAACGGCGGGGAGCCGAAGGCGACTATTTGACCCGTCCTTGCGAATATGCTTCGAGGATTTCATCCCCTAAAGCAGCATAACGCCGAGGGTCTGTCATTTGAAGCCGAATGAGGTCGGTTCGACGATAGATTTTCTGTGAAGAACCACCGTTGCCATTGCCTGTATCTACACCAACTGCTTTCAAGTTCTGCTTTAGGACTTGTTGTCCGTCATCACGAGTTTGTTGGCTTTTTACAGAGCGAATTTGCTTGAATGTTGAGAGCAGCTCGTCGGCAGCTTCAATGTTGTATTGAGCATCAGCTTGTGCGTATAAATTGAGACGCACAGGAGAAGCCTTAACCCATTCGATGAACTCACTGTCTTTTACAACGTCTGCCATGTCCGGATGCTTTTTATTGAGCACTTCCTGACTACGCATCTGTTTCATTTCTAGTGTTGCTTGCTTTGCTGCAAGAACATCGGGGTGACTATCCACTGCCTGTCGAACAGCCTTCTTGGGGTCTTCAAAGAAGTCGTATTCGTTTTCTTGTTGTACAGGTTCTTGTTGCTTTGGGACAAGTTGTTGCTTAATGAGTTCGTCTGCTAGTTTTCGAACCTCCCCTACTTCTTGTGCCTGTCGCCCAATGAGCTTTTCAGCCTCTTGGTGCATCGTCACAATGTCCTCTAAACTCTTGCCGACATATTTATCGGGAATTGAGGGCTTGTTGGGGGCGTCTAATACCTCTACAGGAGATGTATTGTCTTGTTCGGTGATGTCGTCAAACTTCTCATCAACCAATGTGTCTTCTTCAAAAATTGCCATGTTTACCTTTCATCCTGCCTCAATGAGGTTTTAGGACATTTAAATATGAATCCAGCTTGTGCTTATTCAGCGGCCTTCTTCCGTTCTTGTTTAAGTTTCTCCTCACGCTTTCTTACCCAAGCATCTGCTGCTCCGGGGAAAGCTCCTGTAATGCCCTCAAGGGCAACACGGGGAGTTGAAACAATCCGTATTGCGTCTTTGCTACAAATTTTACACTTTGCAGCTCTTACGTCTTCGTCAATGTAATGCTCTGTGATGTGGTTGTTGTCGCACAGGAATTCAAATATTCGTTTCATTTGTAATGTCCTCGTACACTTCCTCACACATTGCCTTACGCCCTAAAACTAAATCAATAATGTCCAACTGCCCTTGGCGAAACTTTAATGTTTGTTCGTCCTTGACCTCATAGATGTTGTTGATGCTAGTCTTAATCTTTTCCATATCCTCAATAAAGAACTTCCAGCCTTCTGTAGCCATCATTGAGAAATTTTGCTCATAGTATTGAGTAAGTTCGTTGTCTATCATTTGTTGGTGTATTTCTCTAATAGGAGTTGGATGACACTATCGAGCGTTGCAGGTTGAACCATTGCTCCCATTCCCATTGTTAGAGGCTTCATAGCCCCTACAGGAGAGAATTGACCTACAGCTCCTGCTGCTCCCATAGTGTCAGGCCGTAGGCGTGTTGTCATGCCTTGTCCTGTTGTTAGAGGTTCTCCATAGCTCAAGCGGTCTAATGTTTTAGCTACATAAGGCAGACCAAGAGCTTCTCCAACCATGCCTGTAGCATTAGAGGCACTCTGTACCCCATCTGCCATCATCCCCACTGTGGGGAGAGTTCTAGGTGTTTGTCGTATTCCCATGTTCTTCCTTATGCGCTTAGGGCTGCTGCTAGAGCTGCCTTCTTCTTAATGTTTGTCAAGCTGTGTACATCTTTCGTATGTCCTGTGCCTTTGATAGCATCCAAGTCAATAGCCATGATGTCCACCTTGGTGTTGATTTGAGACACCTCAGCACTTTGTGCAAGCTGAACAGCAGCTCCAAAGAACAGCTCGGCTGTGTAAATTCCCTTCTCAGCTTCCACAACAACCCGATAGTTGGTGGTCTGGTCACGGATGACAAACTTAAAGCCATTAGCCGACAAGAACCTAAACTT